ATTCCAGAACCTCGAACACCGCGCTTTCCTCACCTGCGAGAGAGATCACGCCAGCGGGCAGAGCCGCAGACACCGGCACCTCGGCCAACCCCGCCGCGTCCGCGCGCGTCAGATCCAGCACCCGCGCAGTCGTGGCCACGCCTGCGTCCCAGACCCGCACGATGTCGCCGGGCCGTGCAACGATGATACCAGGCGGCAGACCAGTGACCGTCACAGCGTAGGGATAGCCCGCCAGCACCAGAGGCGCGGCCATGCGGCGCGTGTTGCCGAACGTGGCGACCGGCGCAACACCATCCACCAGATCGACCGGCTCGACCGAATTGGTCCAGGTCACCAGTTCGTTCCCGATCTGTCGGCCCATGCGGATCTGATCAAGATGCCAGTTCTGCGGCGGCAAGTTCAGCCGCACCAGACCGACACCGCCATCAATATAGCGCCACAGCTGAGCCAGATAGCCCGCCCCCGCATTGTGCCCCCGCCCCAGCGCGGAACAGGTCAACTGCAACGTCCGCCGCGCAGGCCCCGCCGTCGAGACCGCCCGCTTACCGTCCAGCGCATATTCACCGCGCCGCGTGGGTCGCTCTTCATCCAGCAGCCAGCCTGTGATTGGCGCAGGGGGAAAGCTGTAGATGTCCATTAGCGCCGCCAGCCCAGAGGGTTTTCGTTCAGGTTTTCCCGCGCCGCGCCGACCGAGGCTCCGACGATTTGCGGCGTGGCTTGCGCCACAACCCGCGCCGCTACACCCTCAGTTCTGGTGTCAAATTCTCCCGAAGGATGGATAAACACATCAAGCCGACCCTGACCAACGCCACCCTCAGATACTATCCTCTTAGAAATATCATGCGGGATGATCCGGGTCCCCGAGGGCAGGTCCAAAATCTCGCCGCCCAGTTCATTCAAACGCGTCAACCCGCCCTTGAAATTCGGGGTGCCCGCCGCATTCGCGGGCAACGCCTTGCCGAAAAGCGACCCCAGTAAACCACCACCAGACCCGCCGCCGAACAGCTTGTCGAACAGGTTTTCAGCGATCATATCCCGCCACCTGGCCAGCACCTCGGACAATGCCGAATGCAGACTTTTCGCCCCAGACACCAGACCAACGAAAGAGGATTTCATGGTGCCACGCAGGTCATCAAACTGCGACTTAACATTTGCCACCGCATCCGCGACCTGACCCGCCGCACCAACACCGGCCTTGCCAAAGCTCTCAAGCCCATCAACGGTCACGGTGATCTTGTTGTTCAAATCGTTCTGTGTCGTCATCTGGTCAGACATGGCACCCGTAACCGCATCCGCCGCCCGGCGGCGGGCGCGCTCAGCCTCTGCCAACGCGGCCTGCGCTTTTGCCAGCGCTTCGGCGCCAGCATCCAATCGCCAAGTTCCGGCGCGGCGATTTCTTCCATGTTTCTGTGCCTGCTCAGCCTGCATCAGCGCCAATTGCGCCGCTGCCGCATCCCTTGCTGCTTTCGCCTGCTGATGCAAACTGTTGGCTGTCTCGATGGCTTTGCGGGCCGCCGAGGGGGCAGTTGTCATGTAGAATGTATCCAACTCCCCATTCAGCGCGGCCATAGCCGCCGCTGCTTCGTAAGACGAGTCTTCAGCCAGACCTGCATTTTTCTTGAACACAAGAAAATATGAGGCCGCCGCCGCCGCGAGACCTGCCAGCATCCCCCAAGGACCTGCCGAAAGCCACATCGCCGTCGCCATACCTCGCGCAACGCCTGTCAGGCTGACCATCAGCCCCTTTAGTCCGGCCAATCCGGCAAACAGAGCTGGCACCTTAGTGGCCGCCAGCCCGGTGATCGCGGATGCGATCAGGTCAAAGTTTTTGACCAGAAACGCCGAAACACTCGCAACGGCGCTGAATGCGCGCTCCAGCAATCCGCCCCGACGAACGAGATGCGCAAACCCTTCCGCCAAGGCGGTCATAGCAGGCGCGAGCGCAACCGTCATGCGGTTCACGAGGGCTGATCCGATCAGCCCCAGCCTGGACATCGCATCATTGGCCTGCTCGATCTTTGCGGCATCCGTTTCAGAAATCGCGTACCCAAAGGCTGCGATTTCCTTGGTCGCCTGGCGGATCACGCCGGGATCGAGGCGGCTTAGCAACAGCGCCCCCTCCTCACCAAACAACGCGCCCGCCACAGCGGCCTGTTGCGCCGCTGGAACAAACTGTTTGATCGCCCCATTGATTGCGTCAAGCCGCTCATCCAGCGGCAGGTTCAACAAATCGGTTGCGGACAAGTTCAACTGCGCCAGGGCTTCCTTGGCAGGCCCACCGCCAGCCGCAGCCTGGCTCAGGCGACGAAACAGATCCTTGGTGCCCTGTTCCAGATGCCCCATGCTGACACCCGTCAGTTCCCCGGCCCGCTCTAGCACCTGCATGGATTTAACCGTGGTCCCCAAAGATTTTGCCAGCTTGGCCTGCGCATCAATGTTGCTGGCCGCGCTTTTGATCGCCGCCGCCGAAAATGCCGCAGCCAGGCCCGCCGCGACGGGGCCAATCATGCCGCGCATCGAGGAAACAAACCGCTTTGCCTGGCTTTGCGATTCCCCAAGACCACGCCGAAACTGACTGTTGTCCAGCCCCAAAAACGCCCGCAAGCGACCCGCTTGTGCCATGTTACCTTGTTCCTTTCAAAAACTCCGCCCAGGTCACCTGGGGCAGCCCCGCCGATGCGGCGCGCGCCGCTCCTGCCAGCGCCTCGGGTGGCAACGCCGCGTCCTGCCCACGCAGCGCGGCCTGATAGGCTTTCAAATCCCGATGATCCGCGCGAAACCCAACCCATGCGGCCTCGGCCGCCAGGGCCTGCGTTGCAGCCTGTCGTTTTGCCGCGGCACGCAGTTGCGCGGCGAGCTGACGAGGGGTCAGCCGCCAGAAAAGTTCCGGCGCATAACCTGCCTCGACGTACAATTCAAAAAGGGACGCCACACTCAGCGCGGCGCCCCCTGTCAGTTTCCCGGCGCTTCATCCGCATTTTCCGTTGGATCCGGCAGACCGGCAGCCAAACCAGCGCTCAGCGCTTCTGGGTTTTGCGACATCAGACGCCCTGCGTCTTTGAAAGACGCCTCGGGGTGAACCTGCGCCAGCGCGCTCCAGAAAAGCGCGCGCAGATGGCTGGCGGAAACGTCAGCGCCCTCATCAACCTTTGCAATGAAGTCCAGCGCGTTCAGGCCGGTTTCAGCCTCGAAATCGCACAGTGCGTTGAAGTCGAACCGCAGCGTCCACCGCGCCTCATCCGAGCGACCAGCATTTTCGACGATCTGAAAATCCCCTCTCAGGGCGGCGCCGGAACCGCTCATGCAACCACCTTGGCCATGACCGTCATGGACAGTTCCGCCATCATCTTATCGGTGCCCTTGATCCCGGTCGGGCGCCAGGATTTGACATAGGCAGCATATTGCACCGCGCCAGCGCCGACGGCTGTCAGCTCAAGAAGAACAGCCTCCCTGGTGTCCGCGAGAGCCATCAGCAAAACGTCGGATGCATTTCCCGGCACGTAGTGCATATTCAGCGACCACGCCGCCAGCTTCTTCATTCCGGGAATACCCTCTTCAGTGTCGCTGGGGCTTTCCAGATGAGTCACCGGCACATCGTCTGGTGTCTGATCTGGAAAATCGAATTCCTCGACGCCCGTCAGTTTCGTCCAGGCCGGGGTTTCGCCCCGCCCGATCCGGACGGTCGACCCATAGCCACGCACAGCTCCGCTACTCGACATTTTCATTCTCCTAGGTTGGGGCCCGGGCTGGTCCCGGGCATGTGGTTCAGGTCAGCGGATCGACCAGGTAGGTCGGAACCGCAAAGGTCATCGTCAAAGTGCCCACGCTCTGCTCGCCTGAGGCGTCTTCTGCGAAGCTGGTTTCGGTCAAATCAATGGCGCCGGGATCAAACGCCGCCATCACGACGCGCTCGACCTCGGCGCTATCTTCGTCAAGCACGTCCTCTAGATCATCGCCGCCGAGGCGCTTGATCGCCACGATCACGCTGATGGTGCGCGTAGTTTCCTCCAAAACGCTGCGCTCATTCAGTTCTCTGGGAATGCCGACAGCCAAAACTGGCAGTGATTTGTAGTCCAAAGACTTTGCCCACAACCGGACGCTGCCGAAACTTTCGAACCGCGATGATGCACTCAGTGCGCCCCGAAACTTTGCGCGGATCTCGGACCGATAATGCGGCATCAGATCACCTCTTCCAGTTCACAGATAATGAACCCATCCGCCGCCGGTGACCCCGATGGCAGAGTGTTCACGACCCGGTATTGCTGGCCAGGCGCCAGAGTCGTCTCCACCAAGTCGCCGCGCTCGATCGTAGGCACCAGATCGCGTCGCAGCTTCAGCGTGGGCGACAGAATAAGGACCGGCTCACCATCCTCCGACTGCACCTCGATCGGGTCTTTGCGGAAAATGGCCTGCGCCGTCAGAAACCCGCCTGCCTCGATCGGGCGAATGGTGACCGGGGCGCCCAACACATCGTTCAGCACCCCAGCCATGCCATCAAAGATGCCGGTCATCAGGCGGTCACAGCCGCCGGAGCCGCGCCGTTCAGGCGCACCTTGCCGGTGCTGCTGGGGTTCCCCGCCGCTTCGACCGCGACGCCGATCAGCAGGTTGCCCGCCGTGGTGGCCGTAGTGCACAGTTTGGTCGAATTATTCCAGTAGATCACATCCCCGACCGACCAAGCCTGCGAGCTGGTTTTACCCAATTCATAGACACCCTCGGTGCAGATCACGACGTCTGCGCCACTCAGCGCATCGCCTTGCGCCACACCGAACAGGACACCGACCTTTACGCCTGCGCCCGAGGCCACATCTGCAAGGGCCACGACCGTCAGGTTCGCGCCCGGTTGAATATAGTTTTTCATGGTATATCCTCTTTTTTCGTCCCGGCGGGATTGCCAGGTCCAGAACGACCAAGGGCGACCACCTGGCCGCCCCTTGGTCACATCAGATTTTCAGGCCGCCTTACGCGCCGGGGTTCTTGTACAGACCTTCCCAGGCATTCGGTGCAGCACCCGCATCGAGGCGGACTTTGAATTCTGTGCCATCAACGGTCCAGCCGTCCTGCTGTTCCAGGAACGGCTCGGAAATACCGTCCAGATAAGCGACCTCGATCGTGTCGAACACGGCTGGATCCGCCGCCATGTACCAGGCAGTGCCTGTCAGACGCGCATCAAAGATCGGCTCGGCCGCTTGGTAGACGGTATTGTACGCCTGCGACCCCTTACCACCACTGGTGTCCGGTGCCTTTTCCGACAGCAGCGCACGCAAAACCGCCGAACGCTGCGACACAGGGGCCAGCAGATACTTGGGCTGGATGTTCAGGACAGCCTTGTCGTCCTTGGTTTCGCGCGGTTTCTGCTTGGCCATGGCCTGCAAACCGGCATCGATCGTGGCTTCGGACGGTGCCGCGCCAGCCCCGGCCAGGTTACCGTGATCAGCGTGGAACAACGCGGTGCCATCCGACATCGCAGGATTACCCTGCAGGATCGCATAGACCAGCGCACCCACGGTGCGCTTGGCCGCACGACCCATCTTCAGCGGAACATCGGTGAATGCACCCAGATCGTCATTGATCACCGCTTGACGCGAAATGGCGAACAGCTTGCCATAGGTTGCCAGCACGATGCTTTCGCTAAAGTCACCCATGGTGCCGTATTTGAACTCGGCCCCCTCGGCAACCTCGGTCAGCGAGTCAAACAGGCCGGTCCCGGTGCGCTTGGCGGGCTTGAAGTCCGTCAGCGTGCCGCGTTTGGTAAACTTGTCGAAGGTCTCGGGCGCTTCGGCATAGCCTTTCAGCATCGACTTGTGGGCAACATCCGCCAGGACACTGCCGAAATCGCTGGTGCCGTGCAGACCCCCGGCCATGCTGGGCACAAAAGCCGCCGCAACCATCTGGGTTGCACCACCCACAGGGACGGCCAAGCCGCGCTGCTGCAACGAGAAACGCGCCATCTCGCGCAGACTCATCGAGCTGAATTCGTTCCGCTTGCCGCCTTCCAGACCGGCCTTGGCACACAGCGCCTCGGACATGCCCGCCTTCATGCGATCCACGCCGTCCCCGGTGATGGCGCTGCGCGGGGTGTTGTTCGAAATCTCGCCGCCATCCGGTGCGCTTTCGGCCAAAGCATCGATCACCATCCCCTGCGCTTCTTCCATGGATTTGGCCTCAGCCAGAACCTTGGCAGTAAAATCTGCCGACAGACCCGCCTTGGCCACCATCTGGGCAACCTTGGCGGCATCGATACCAGCATCCTTTACTGGTGCCTGAATGGTGCCCGTAACCACCTTGCCGTCGCCCGCTTTGGCTTCCGGCTCTTTCACATTGTCAGGCATACCTGCCTCCTTCTCAGTTTGGGGCGCTTCGGCCCCGGTTACGCAGCCGGAGCTGCTTGCGACACGGTCGGCGGGATCGGGAATTACCCCGTCCCACATCCCGGTTTCGTTCACCGCTGCCACCATGGCGTCAAAAGCGGTTTTCGGATCAGCAACCTGATCCGCCAGACCAAGGCGAACGGCCTCTTTGCCATCAAAGGCTCGCGCTTCGGTTTTCAAAGCCGCAGCCATGCTGAATTTGTCGCCACGCCCCTTGCCAACCAATTCAGCGAAGCGGACGCGCATGGCCTCGCACTCCCCCTGCCAATCTTTCAGCAAAGATTCGGGCAGCGGCTCATAGGGGTTCCCCTCGGCCTTATTCTTACCTGCGCGAACGATGGTGACGGCGATGCCTTCCTTTTCCATCTTGGCGCTCATCTCGGCGTGAATTGCGATCACGCCAATGGACCCGGCTCCGCCAAATTCCGGCACAGTGATGCGGCTGGCCTGACTGGCCAAGGCGTATCCGGCGCTAAACGCGTACTCGGCACAGAAAGCGTAAACGGGTTTGGCTTCGCGGACCTCGCGAATGAGGTCGGCCAGCTCGAAAGCCCCGGCCGCTTCGCCGCCCGGCGTGTCCATCTCCAAAGCGATCGCCTTGATGTCTGCGTCAGCC